CCACCACTGAACCCTGCTCCAATGACCTGTCCTGCGCGTCCACGCATACTAGCCATAATAAGGTTGTCATACTCCAAGTCAAACTGCATCGCACTAGCAACCTGTTCTCCTATGTCATTGACCTCAATCAATACGAATGCTTGATTGTATGCTCTCGCAACATCGTATATCTTAGAGGGAAAGATAAGGGGTTTCAGTTCGTTATCTCTAAACTTTGCGGCCACTCTGTATGGTATTTCACTTACATCCACAACTACAAATGCAGAATAGTCGTTTGATGTTCCTCGCGCAACATCTGCAACGAGAACATATGTACGATCTGGTTGTGGTGCAACATGAACATCAAGGCCAGCACTAGACTGTATTGGTGCCCGATATGTCAATTGTTTCAATTTGTATGGTGCGATAAGGGTATCAATAGAACCAAGGAACTCACACTCAAACTCTGTATTGAATTGAGCTTGAGAGGTGTTCTTGATTGTTTCTTCTTTCCACTTATCATCACGGCCCGGAACTTCACTCCAATGAACCTCAATAGGAATATAAGTGTTACGACCTTCCTCTGCATCCACCCATAGTTTATAGAACATGTTCATACCATGTGGTGTGGAGACGATCATTACTTTTGTTGTCTTACCAGATGAAATTGTGGGGTACACAGAGGAAAAAAACTGTTCTGCCACGTTTGAGGGGACATACGCAAACTCGTCAAGAAAAATGATGTTGTAAGAACCGCCACGAACGGCACTAGCACTAGTAGAAGAGGCAAGAATTTTTGAACCATTTTCTAACTCCAGAGAACCTTTGTTCCAACTCATTACACCCTGTTGTAACCACTTGGGAAGATGTTCATACGCGAGTTGTAAACGTGACAGTAGGTCACGAGCGGTTGCAGCCTTATTCGCAAGAATTGCGATATTGACACTGGGATTGAATAGTGCGTAATGAAGTAGATATGAAACCATGACGGTGGACTTACCCGACTGTCTAGGTAGTTTACAAATAGTGAAACGATTACTATGAAAGGTTCCTACCATTTCCTTCTGGAAATCATACATCTTAAATGGAACAAGACCCTCATCAAGAGAAACAATTTTGACATAGTTTTCTATAAAATACTGGGGGTTCTCCATACACTTCTGGTACTCAACAAGTTCTTTCTTTGTCCAGTTCTGTGCGACGTTAGCTTTCTTGAGATTGGGATTACCCAGATATTGATTGTCAGCCATTGATTACATCCTTTTCTTATATTTATCAAATGTATTTTTGTCAAATAAATTCCAACAATCACCCCGAAATACTTCATTTGTATTACATATAGTATTATCAGAGAATCCTAATTTTGTGGGGTTCCATGCGTCATTTTTAAACAATTTATTATTCTTAAATACTACTGTTGCAGAAGACATATGTATTTTATTTCTAAAGTAATGTTCGTTTTTATCAAAATCATATATGTATTTTTTAGATGAAAATTTGTAACTATATCGGTCATAGTTTTTATGTCCACCAATTTCATGATTCAATATACTCCATATTTCAATATTCTTTGAAGAAAAAAAACTTACCTCTGTTTCACACAATCCGTTGTTAACTATCTTGGGTGCATATAGATATCTATGTTCGAACCGTCTCGTAGTATATACTACCCACCAAAGAAAATCCCATGGGCTTCTAATATCAATTGGTGCTTTTGATACATGATCTTCAATAAAATCCATAAATTTTGGTTTATGAAATTTGTGATTTGGGTGATCACAATTATACATCATAAACATATCATTAAATTCTTTATCATTAAATAACTCTTTCCAACCCGAATTGTGTTTATCTTCACTCAGTATAAGATCAAAAATATTTCCAGCAGTATTACCAAGGTAAATCTCTCCGCCTAAGTGACCTAACACATTTATTACTTCATTACTCCAAACACTTCTATCATTAACAAAATAATTATCTGCATTTGTTGAATGTTTTTGTAATGTTACCGATAGTCCCTGTAATAAATTAAAAAGCTCTGGATTTTCTATCACACTTTCTTTCGAATAATAAACGATAAGATCATCACCCAATTCTTTAGTTTGCAAAAAACCCACCAAAGCACATGTGCTATCAATTCCGCCTGACCACCACAATCGTATTGGTTTACCAATTTCCCACAATTCTCTAGCTCTTTCTTCTATAACATCCTCAAAACTCATATTCCAACCACTGGGTATATCTGGAATCAAATCCTTACCAAAATTTAGTATATTGTATCCTTCAAATCTAGAAGTTGGATGCACACTTCTACACATATAACCTAATGCACAAGTATAATCTCCAAAATATTCACCTAATCTAGAAATAAAGTTTGTCTTATATGGGTTATCATTGGGCATCAAACAATTTTCTGGATTATTAAACATATTCATAATATTTTGTCGCCCGTTAAGTTTAGAATCAAAAATTCTATTATTTGGAGTAACCATTTCATTCAAATCTAATGGATCATGATACATCAACTCTTGATAAAAATTATTTTCACTAAATTCATTATAATATATTACCTTTTTATCACTCATTATTTTTCACCTAAAAATATAGTTTTTGAATAGAAATCAAAGCTTCGATTTTTTGGTCTTTGAGAATTTTGCCGACCAAACCCACTTTGAGGAAACTTGGATATAGGAATATTATATTCCCTAAGATAATCTTTTAGAAACCCCTTACTTTCATCATTCTTAATCTCTGGTGTAGTATTTAACCAACACTGAACAAATTTTTTATCATAAAATGTATTTCTGTTTTCTATACCAAAATTAAGGCTATAACTTTCATGAAAGTCTAACAGTAATCTTGATGCACCTTTATAGAAATGCCTATATGGAAATATACTATTTAGATTATTTGGCCAAACATAGAACTCTGTGTTGTGTTTTGTTATATAGTTATCGATAAATTCATCACTACCACTTCCAGTGAGAACAACTTTGCTATTGAATCTTAATTTAGTTTGTTTTCTTATTTCACACTGTGCATTATCTAAATCTAAATATTCATCAGTTATTTCACTAACATTATAATACGGCGGTTTACATAATTCAACTACAGCATTCAAAGATTCTTGGTCTTCATGTTCCGGTTTTATCATAAGACTTATAACATTAAATGTTTTCTTGTTTTTGTGGAGACACAATGCAACTGCACTGCTATCAACACCACCACTTAAAAACAATGTAGAGTTTGGTGTCCACCTTTTTATCACTGCCTCCTCAAACGAATTGACAACCTCATCAAGAGAATTAATATTCTGTTCAAGATTCCAACTTATTAGTTCACCATTCACCAACTCAATGGTAGTATCTTTTATATTAAACCTATAATGACTATTGTGTAAAAATCGTTGACTGTTAGGGGATATACGGAGTGTGGTGAAATACCACTTGTCATCAAGAATAGTATAATATGACTGTCTTGTACTCCAAGGGTCAGAAAAGAAATCTATGGTATTTCCGTTAATAACAACAAATAAAAATTCACCGTCAAGATGTTCTGTAAATTTATCTCCATACTCAAGATATTTCTCAATACCAAAATAAATATCACTTGGTAGAGATTTATCATAGTTGTAAATTTCACCCATCAACAGAAAATGTTTTCCATCACGTTCTACTGGTTGTGGGGTAAAATCACCTGTAATGCTTAAAAGGTGGTGAGTGATATATATGTCATCTAGACTTATTGTATTAGATAAATCAGGTCCACCCGGCTGTAATTTATTGTGATTTATATTTGGTGTAGAATCGTTTGTTATTTGAAATGTACACATTTAAAGTTTATTTGATATTTCAACAATCCTATCTCTCTCGTCAACACTCATGAATGGATGTGTTGGAATACATATATATTCTTCACTAAGTCTTTTTGAATAATTTAAACTTGTACTGGGGTATGTATTAAATGGTTTATAATTAGCAGCAGAAGGATAAAATTTTACAGGCATCCTACCAATACCAGAGTCATTGAATACTTTAATTGCTTCTGAAGAATTTGTAGTTTTGCAAAAGAAACCAGAATAACTACAAATTTTATTTTCACCCCCCAATTGTTCCCTATCAATATTTTCTTTGTAAAACTTATAATTTTCTCGTTGAATATCTCTGGTTTTAGTTCCCTCAACAATAATAATATCTTCATGAATAACACTAGCTGTCGTATCATCCATAGTATTTTTAGTGGCGGGTAAATTATAGGTATCTATTTTATTTGTAAATCCGTGTTGAGAATTACTTTTAATTAAATTTCGCAACTCTTTATTATGAGTTGCGAAAGCACCACCCGTGCCAGTGGATGCCGGTCTTTTCCCCAGATCAAAACTGTACACAATTGCATCACTATACATGCCGGGAATAATACCACCGTCACCCATGTAAAATGACTGTGCAGAATCTTCTATGATTTTCACATCTGGGGGTATAAGTGATTTTATTTTTTTAATATCAGATATTCTACCACCAAGATTTACTACTATTATTAACTTTATGTCTGGATGATCATTTAAAGCACTAAGAAGACTATCTACAGACATAAGTCCTGTGACATCAGAATCACAAAATACAACCTGACGATTCATCCATAATATACTTTGTAATGGTTGTATAAACCCCCAACCTTGAATAATTATTTTATCATTAGGTTTTGATAACACATTAATTGCTTGACATAATGCAGATGTTGCACCATTGGTGGGAAACCAATAAGGAATTCCACTAAGATTTATACATTTATCAACAAGGTGTTGTCTGTTGAAAGTAAGATTATCTTCTTTAGACTGTTGACTACTTGACATCCAATCATCAACATTATCAATTGCATTTGCATATGCATTAGTGTATCTGTTTTTATATTGTGTCATTCGCCTTTTATATGGAAAAAACTCAACCATCAATCACCATCAATCACCACTTTTACCTTTCAACATCTTCTGCAACTCAGCAGTGCTACCAACAAACAATGCATTGGTTACACTCTTAGGTCCATGATCTGGAACCTCTTTGAGTTTCTTCATCTTCTCTTGAAGGTCACCTAGTTTCTCAGTAACCTCTGCAACATTCTTGATTAACTGTCCAGCAACCTCGTATGCCCTTGGGTGTTCACCCTCTTTCGCAAGTTCAAGGATACCCTCAATCGCAGTAGAGCCCTGTTCAACCAACCGATAAAAGTTTTCTCGTTGATACTTGTAGTCAGCATCAACATCTTCGCCATCTTCCAGTTCTTCTGGATAACGAGAAACATCAGACATTTTAACTTTTGGGTTTAAAGAAGCTTCTGGTGGAATAACATCCCCAACCACACCGAGTGCTTTATCTATGCTATTCATCTTCGCCCGTCACTGGATTGTGAGTCTTCGCATCTTCGAAGAAAGAGTGTACCTCATTGAAACCAAAATCGTCATCAGCATCAGCACTGGTTGGGTTTGGCGTGACAGTAAGTCTCTGCTGTCGTGTTGGTGATTGGTCAGGCATATCAGTGTATGCATCAATTTGTACTGTCTTGATAACCTTACTAGATGTAACAGGACCATAGAGATAGAACTTACAAGTAAAATCTAGAGTATAGATGATTGCTCGTCTTGTCGTAAAGTCTCCCTGATAATCATCCTCGTAAGAAATACTGTTGAGAATAACGGGAATGTCTTTTTTGACACCCATATCAGCGTTATCATTCATCGTGATCGTGTAGTCTGGTTGAAAATATGGAAGGATTTGCTCTACAATCTGTAGAGCATCATCGGACTGTTTTGCAAGAATATACAACTGAAAATTTATGTTATAAGGAACAGGCATATATTGCGTGTCTAACTGTTCTGACCTATCACCCTTAACTTTTTTAAACTTTTGTACACGATTTAGTTTTCGGCCGGGGTCATATGTAAGACCTGTAATCTCAAAA